AACCAACTGCAACTTATTCTGCTGCTGTAGTCTTCCACCAACAGCTAAGTTGAGGAAGTCGTTGCCGGCGCGGATGCCACCTTCAAGGGAAAGCTTTTTCGCTTGCTCAATGAGCTGTTGTGAATCTTCTGGCGTGTATCCAAGCATCGATTGCCCAACCTTGTTGTTAAGGAAGTTCTCGTAGGACTTATTCTGCGCCTCAAGCTGCTTCGCTTCCTTCATGTAGCTCGCCACTGACGACGCCGCACTCGTAAGCCCCTGCGCGATGCCCTGGCCCATTGCCATCATGCCTTTTCCCTCGATCTCCCCGGCTCTAGCGTAAGCGTCTGCGATTCCCTGCCCCATCATGCTCATCGCCTGAGGAGCTGGCGTATTATAAGGTTCACGAGGTCTTGCCATAAAATTTGGTTCTAGCTTCTAGGCAGAGCATACTGCCCTTTTCAAACTTCTTGCAGGCCAGTGGCCTATGTTCATAGATTGTACACGAAACTTCCTGCCCCACAATCCCAGATAACGCCACACAGCGCGTTCCAACGCACTTAAGCAGTGGCAAATCATCTCGGATAAACTCGGGTGGAATATTGACTGCATCGGATCTATCCTTTCGCAGAATCGGCCAACTGGCCTTGTGGCTGCAACACGCCCCGCACTTTTGGCAATCCAGTTCGCATGTTGCAGTATTCAAACTTTGGCTCTTCGTGGAGGACATGCTCATGCAGGTTCTCTACGTCGATCTGTAGTTTTGGGCAATGCACAAATTTGGATTCCCTGCGGTCAATGCACCGGAAACAGGCATGAACGTAGTCACTGTTCATGTGCTTGTCTGGCAAAGGCGTCACATCGGCATCGTACCTGTTCTGGTCGTACTTGACGTTGTTTGAGGTAATATACAACGAGATGTCTGCATCAGTCCATTCACGCAATGGGAACCACATCTCTGTGCCAATTTCCAGCAGTTTCATGTCAACCATCAATGGAATTGGCCCAACCAAGGGATCATTATCACTGCTTTTGTGTCCGCAGAGAAGCACATCAAAATCATTTACAACATGCGCTTTTGGCCGGTGAAGCCATTCTTTTCCGCACACCCACGGCTTGGCAAGATCCACAACCTCCGTCCCTCTCATCACTTTAAGTGTTCCTGTTCCAATAGAATAAGTCTCACAAACATCAATGCGGTTTTTGCCATGCATTAAAGAAATAGACGCAGGCACCCAGTCGTGGACTGTTAACTTAAACTCTTCCTGCACCTCGTGATGATGTTTGTACTTGTGAGGCAAAAACGGCAGCTTGAAGTGGATGACTTCAATGTCTGGTCGAATCTTTAACGCCAGATCCAGCAGCACTGTAGAGTCTTTGCCTCCACTCCAAAGCACGGCAGGCCGTTTGGCGTGCTTAAGTGCCTTGTGAATCATGTCTATGGCGGGTGCTGTATTCATTATAATATCGCAGCCCCACCAAGCATTCCACCAGCACTTAACAATCCGCCGCCAAGCGCCCCAAACATTCCAGATCTCCCAGCACTCTTCGCCGCATTAGCTTGAGCCATTCCAGCAGCATACTGCATCTGTGCGTTGTACGCGCCGTAGATCGAGCCCATGCCAGTCTGTGACTCAGGATTGAAGTACTGCGGACCAGCCTGCTGTTGGCCCATCATCGCGTTCTGCGCGGATTGACCACCAAAGGCGTCTGCATACATCGGTTGCTGGTAGAACGATTTCAGCGCCGGGGCAGACTGCTGTGCGAAGTATCCGCCAAGGCCAGTGCCAAGGGCGACAAGCTGTTGTTCCCGAGCCTGACGAGCGTTGTAGCGGTTGAGTACCTCGGCTAGGTTAGACTGCCCGCCAAGCGCCGTTCCGCGAGCTGCAAAGCCTGCGCGAGCCTGTTGGTCAAGCACACGCTGCTCTTCAGGTGATAGCATCGCGCCATTAGCCTGTAAGCCGCCGAGCTTCTGCTGCGTGTACTGCTGAAGAGCTTGGTTGATCCCGCCAACGCCCTGAGCCTCCTGAAACGCCTGAACGTACCCTGGCGCACGCTCCTGCAAGCCGCGCAACTGCGCAGCCTGCTGGCTCTTCATGTAGTCTTCTTCTAGCGCAGAGTAAGACGGCTGAAGATTGCGATACATTGCAATCTGGCTTTCAGCAGCCTGCTTGGCAATCCGGTCCTGAAGAGCTTGATACTTGGGTTGAAACTCCAGTTCCCTAGCGTAAACCTCTGGAGCCATTTCTACCTGCGCCTTTAGAATGGAGCGCATTGACTCCTGGTAATTAGGAGCCGCTGGTGCTTGTACGGTGGTTGATTTACTGCCTCCCATATAAAAGTCTTTCTAGTTTCCTTGGGGTGATTGGGACGGCATGATCGTGTCTCCATGCCCACACTTGTGTGATTGGTGATTTGCGCTCAAAGAATTGGTTAAACATTTGAGCAACGGCCTGCGGCTCGCTTGTCCAGGCCATGTGAACCGTCCAGAGGCCATTCTGCCTGCGCCACCTCCAGTTAAAGTCACCAACGCCTGGATGAACAGTGCCGATGCCGGTGATGATGCCGTCGCGCCGAGCCACATAAACGCTGTCATGGACGCCGTAAAAACTAAGGTAGCCATCAACGTCATCTCGGGATACCTGTCCCAGAAGCTGTAAATGGTTTCGGCATTGTTCATAGAGTGTATCGACGAGTTGTTCCCATTCTTGAATGGTCATTAAGTCTTGACGATGAACATGAGCGCCACATTGCGTGGACGGGTTTCGGTGGTGCCGGTGGAGCCTGTGGTTGATGAGGATGAGCTTGGGACTGTTCCAGAGCTTTCACCTCTCCCATAAGGAGAAATTGCAGAGCTTGGCGCAGTATAACTGTGTGTGTGCGGCTGAACGTCCTGTGCCTGTGCGGACAAGATCTGCCGAGGATAATCCACTGTAGTACGGTCATTGCTCCATCCACGGACAAACTCACCTCGCAAATCTGGAAGGTTAGTGCCAAATAGCGCGGTAAGGTTGGGATAACCAGCCGTGGATTGCCCGTTGCACTCAAGCCATCCAGCAGGCGGAACAGATGTCCCCCACATGACAATCTGTCCCGGCAAGATAGACGCCCCTACTGTAGCGTCAACGTATCCCTTGCTGGCTGCTGTAGCAGACGTAGATGGGTTGCTTGTGTTAAGTAAGAGAGGGCCAGTCATCGTGCCGCCAGCTAAAGGCACAAATATTGAAGAAAATAGCGTTTTAACGCTCTCAATCGTATACTTAAAGAGCGCCCCTGCGCGTTCTGCCAAGATGTAGTCTGCCTCTTCAGGTGTGCCGGTAGTTTGCGCCGAGATAGCTCCGGGCAGCAGCACGGCGTTATCGACATGATCATTCAGGTTCTCGGCAGTGACCTGCGAGTTTGCCCCAGGGAAATCAGCGTAAGTTGTGCCTTTTTGGATCTGTTGAGCTGGCATATAAAATTATTCCTGACTGATCATCGGTCTGTTGGTTGCTATAGCATACACAGCAGCACTTTTCAAGGATGGTCTTCCAACAACGAAACTTATCGTGCAGTCCATAGACGTTCCCCTAGCCGCTATCCTTGGACGAAGCGTGCCGTCTGTGTTCCCGCTGAAGCTGTACTCTAGCACCGTCTCTGTGGCGTCAGGGTCGTAGGTGGTCGTCTCAATCCGCACATTGTCGTTCTGGACGTTATTGAAGCTGAACTCACCTCGGCTGTACCGCTTCTCGGATGAACTGCCCATCGTGTATTCCCGGGTCCGTACAGAGGCAGGAATGTGGGTGAAGTTCGGCACCCCGGGATCTAGGGTAGACTCAACCTTCTGGGTGGACTGAGGAAAGAGATTGAACGGCAGAACAGGCGTAGCGTTGGATGTGTTGTACTGGTCACCCTCGATTTGTTCTTCTGTCAGGTAAACGCCGCCATACTCGTTTTCCCCAGCGAAGTTCGTAATCATCATCAGCCGGCGTTGATTGATATACGCGGACAAGATCAAGTTATCTGCGAATAACCCAGCAGGATAATAGTCAATTGACTCCCAAGCTTGGTTCAGCGTGTTGTAAACCAAGATCCTGACGTTCCTAGTGGCCGCGCCAGTTGGCATGGCAATGTAGAAGCGGTTGTTATAGTAAGTCGCTACTGAGTTTTGAACGGCGTTGTAGTTAACGCTGTCAAAGAAGTCCGCAATCGGTTCGCTAAGCGGCAATGTGTTGCCTATTAGCTGCAAATCAAGCTGTGGTGTCAGCATGTGCACGCCGTTGGCCGATAGGAAGAACACGAACTGGCCGGCAGCGACGATTGACCGTCTAGCTAGACAACCAATCTCGGTCGTCACTACTGTCGTGCTACTCTGCGCCCCGGGAGGCGAGTTGATGTCAAAGTTGTCAGTCTCGACGTAAACAACGTAGATACTGTTGGTCATAAAGACCAAGAACTGATCCTGCACCCACGGTAGCACCCCTACAATCGAGTCGTTCCCGCCAGTATTGATGACGAAGTTGTTTAGCGTCGTATCGCACTGTTCACTCAAGATGTCACTCACCAGCATCTGGTAATCACCGTACTTGAGGATAAGCCTGTTCTGGAAGTATAGTCCAAAGTCAGCGCAAGGCACAGACTGCGTGATGCCTGTAACCACACCGCCGTCCACCGTGAACTTCTGCTGGGCAAATGTGACTGCTACTAGACCATCTTCCCATATCAGCGGCGGCAATCCACGGCGAGCGTTCCAGCCTGCTTGTGTAGTCCGAGTGGCGTAAGTGACGCCAGTATTGTTCGTGTACTGGAAAGTAAACGTGTTCGCGCCAGTCACCGTGATGACATAGCTGCCAGTGACAGCTTGTCCCGGGCCATCTCCGCCGTCTGTACGCCCGATGGTGACCTCGTCGCCGCTTGTGTAATTATGCGGCAGGGTCGTCGTGATCGTGATCGTGCCAGTATCGCCATTGAGGATGTCACCGTTGGATTCAGTGGCAGCAAACGTCGTCTTGTCGTACTTACCACGGAAGATGTAGATCTTGTTGAGTGCCGTAATTACATCGCAGATGCCACCTTCCTCGATGGCTCTACCAGTAGGAAACAAGTACGGCCCGATTAAGTCTTCAGCATTTGGCCCCTGAGCAGGTTTGTACAGGTACATCCTGTCAGTGAAGACTAGCACAATGTTGTCGCGCCCCGAGCCGTCCACATACAAGCCCGAGCCAACCATCGTCAGGGAAACTAGATCGCCTTTAGTGAGCCTTTTTGTGCCTTTTCGAGGCTGAGCGATTCCACGCTGCAAACGAGTGTTAAAGCTCGCCTGAAGCATTCCAGGCTTCAAGTTGGCAGCATCGAGCCTACTGGCAAAGCCAATAAACGTATCGTCACCTTCAACTTGTTGTTCTTGCGCCATTAGGAAATGAGCTTACTGAGCTTGTCCACGACACGCTGGAGATCGTCGCGCACCTCGATCATGCGATCCATATGCCCGTCATCTTCACCTTCTTCTTCACCCTCATCCTCGTACTCCTCCTCTTCACCGTATCCGCACTCGGAACAAGTGCCGTCGGACTCCATAGGAGAGTCGCACTCAGGACAGGAACGGCTTTTGCCGCCCATAGGGCCACCAAGGATGGCCAGCATTGCTTTCATCGATTTCATAGAGTTAGGCGATTAAGGATTGTCCCTTGGCCCGGCGAACACGCAGATCAGCAAGAGAATAAGGAATATCATATTCAAAATGAGGCGCATCGTACAGCTTCTTGAATTTGCCGCCCCAGCGCAGCTTGTGCTTGGCGCACAGCGTGGAGGCGTGCTTATGCATAAGGTCAGCGATCTGCGCGTCAGCGGGTGTGCTGCCATCCATGTACACTTTGCCCTTGAACACGCCGCAGTCGATGGCGAGTCCGAAGTTGTGCATGGATGATCCTGGCTTGGCATTGGTTACCTTTGGTCCCGGCGCAGTGCGCCCCTTGGCATACAGTGCAGCCTGCTCGTTCCATGACCGAGTGCCGCAGATGACTTTGTAGTCCAAGCCGTCTTTGGCTGCCAGCTCTTTAGCATCGAGCAAAAAGGCTGTAAATGCGCCCTGAACTTCAGGGAGCAGTGTTAAGATGTGCTTGGCTGATCGCTCGTCAATCACCGTTTCTCGTTACGGATTACGTCAATAATGCCAAAGATTGCCATAACGCCCTGTGCTACAGCGCCACCGATGCCGGTGCTGTACAGGCCGATAGCCGTTCCAAGTTTGACGATGCCGAGCCAAGTGGATGGTTGCTTGAGGTATTCTTTCATAATCAGTCGTGGAGTTGAGCGATTCGTTCCCAGAGCTTGAGTCTATCTTGCTCGCACTCGGAGATCTTGCACTCTAGTTTGTTTAGTTTGCTATGCAGGTAATACAGCGCCAGTGCCAGTAGGGATACGGTTAAGCCTTGATCGAAGATGTGGGTAAGCACCTTGGCGATAAACTCGTCCATACCTACTTCTTCTTTGCGGTCTTCGCAGCTTGCTTGAACGCCTTGGCTGTAGGGGCGCCCTTAGTGCCGGGTTTGCGCATCTTCTCTTTGCTGCCAGCGGCGATACGCTCGCGCTTGGCGTGGATGTTGGAATAAAGCCCCTTCTTCATAAGATTAGCACTTCCATCTCCGCATACTTGCCTTGGCTCGTTCAGCCGGCCCTTTAGCCTTGGCTACGACACCTGCCATACGAGCGCAGAACGACTTCTTCCTGCCAGCGTCAGCCTTTGTCTTAGGATTGGGAGCAGGAGCCTTCAGGTTGCTGCCAGTCGCCTTATTGTACTTGGCGCGTCCCTTGGCTGTTAGCCCTGCCCCACGCGAGGCAGGCAGCTTCTCGCCGCGTCCTACTGCTAGTGATACGGATTTCTTTGGCATAAGTTAGCGAGCTAGAGCGTACTTGCTGGGTACTTCTGCGAAGGCTGCGAAGATGTAGGTTGCTCCACCGCCATTTTGTTCCGCTCCACTTGTTCTTAATTTAAATCCATTAGATAAACAATCAATAGGATTTGCAGTTGCTTCAACATTTGCGGCATTTGGATACAAAACAGCTTGAGAAACATTACTTGTGTCACGCGAAGTGTCTTGTATAGTCCAATTTGATGGACCAGCATCCGTCCTCTTAATCATCACAAACCTCGGCCTGAACCCACAGAACACAAACGGCCCGGCAGCCAGTCCATTCCCCGTGTAGCTGCCAAAGCGGGAGAAGCCTGCGATTTGAGCAAAGCAATAGGCGACGTAGTTGTTTCCAGAAGCATTTGCTCCAGAAACGTAAGGCGTGTAAAACACCGAGCTTGTTGGCGCAATCATTGTTCCGCCACCGCCGGCTGAAATGCTATTTGCTTGGTCAGTAGTATTTAGCCGCAAAAAATTCCCAGTTCCAGCAGATGCATGCCACACAAACCAGTTTCCTACATCAGCGCCAGTTGGAGTTAAGGATTTAGAAATAACCAAACTTGGAGCAACGCCCAAATTGTGATTGATCGCAACAGTGCCGCCAGTCGTTAGTGTTCCAGAGTATGTTACCACATCCAATCCAGCGGCAATGCTCTCTTTCCACTGCCAGGCCACATACGAGTTCGCGCCACCTGTGCCAGAGTTGACCAGCGTCGTATCGTTGCCCAAGCTAAAGCCGTCTGCCGTAAAGGCCGTCAACGTGTTTGCGTTTAGCGCCTCAAGAGCCGTTGTGTTCGATGACAAGTACCTCGTCGCACCTCTTGCAGAGTCAAATAGAGCGTGGAATGTTCCAGCAGTGCGATTCTTAATCCACACCAGATCCGGCTGGAACGACACACTGTTCACCGCATTCGACAGTGACCGTGCAGCAGCGTTGCCTGTGTAGGTCGTCGCTGCCATGAAGTTCGCACCATTCACAATCGACGGTGTCGGCAGGTTGTTCGTGTTGAGTGCGCGGAAGCCGGCAGGAGGCGTGTATGCGAAGGGGCGTTGGCCGAAGTTTGCGCCACCAGTTGAACTTCCAGTTCCACCTCCAGATCCTCCGGCAATAAAAAACAATGGTAATGTTCCAGAAATTGTTGCTGTCGTGCTTATTTGTGTATTGTTTTTGTAAACTCGCGCTTGTCTTGTTGCTGGATCACAGTCAACGCTTACAATATCCGCTGATGTGTATGTAGCAAATGTTCCTTGAAGTACGTTATTAAAATACAAACGTCCATCTGAAAAATACAAAACATTATTTAAAGATGTTACTGATTCTGATACTCCAGTATATCTAACTGCAGATCCAAATGCTGTTCCATAAAATTCAGCATACGCCTTTGCGTCAATTGCAATACTCGATAATACTCCATCAGATGATGATGATGTAAATGAATTCCCAAGATTTCCGTCAGTAGTGGCTGCTGATCCAGTTTTGCCAACTGCATTCCACACCGCATAATTCCCCCTGCCGTTCCCGCCGTCAGCGTAGTTCACCGGGACATCGATCATGCTGTCGTATGTCGCCCCAGCCGTCAGCGACACGTTGTTCACCGTCCAAGTGTTGTTATTTCCCGAGCTATCCGTGCCCAGCGCCGCCACAGACGATGTGTTGGCAAACTTGAGGTAGAAGCCGTTCGTGCCGTAGGTGCCACTGTACGGCCTCGGAGCCCACACGCC